GTATTCTACTCACCGAGGGCAGCAGTCATTGACCTCTATGAGTGCCCAGCAACGAACGCAATCGGCAACGTGATTTACGATTGGGCCCCCAAGTACAATGCGTCGTACTGCTTCCTGTTGAGGGCAAATACCAGAACGATCAAGGGAATCAATCTCATAGGAAATCAGATCTACAGCACAGAAACTTCCTCGGACATTGCGGCTACTAGGATTTGCTTCGGCCTGCTCGACACTGGTGCCGGTTCATTGTCCGATGTGACAATTTCAAACAATACGCTGACCGATGCTGGTACGCACGCCTACCTTGGGTCGGGGGGGCCTACAAATGTTTGGTTCAAAAATAATGCAATAACTGGAACGATTGCACTGATTAACGGGTCTGAGTACCCCACAGAGGTTACCGCTAGTACCGCTGGCTCGGGAGCCCCAAATGTCTTGCTTGGCACACAGTCAGTAAAACTGTTAACCAACGAAGGTACGACCGCTACTAATTACCATACGTTGCCCACTGCCGTCGCAGGACTCACCTACACTTTCGTCGTACAGGACGCTGACGGATTAAGGATTACTGCTGCGTCTGGTGACACAATTCGTCTCGGTCCAAACGTAACAGCTACCGCAGGTTATATCGAATCAACTGCGATTGGTGATATAGTCACGGTTACCGCCATTAATACTACGGAGTGGGTTGGTCACGCTTATGGAACGTGGACTAACGGCACTTGGACCTACGCTCTAGCCGACACCCCGTAGTCCACCTTCAGCATCGGTTAAATCAGAAACAGGAGTAGATTCAAATGGGCTCAATCGTCACGACGGCTACTCCTGTGCTGCTGCAACTGGGGATCTCAGATACAGCAACCGCCAACGAGCAATCAATCGTTGATTCAGCCATCAAGTGGGCTGAGTCGGCAGTTCGTCGTCATCTGCGATACGATCCCGTCTACCGCACGCGGGTTGAATACTACCCGCAGATGAATGTCGACTATTCCCCTGGCTATGCCATCTGGGAAGCGAGCGAAACGGAAGCCTACCTGAGACAATTGTCCTCAGCCGTTACCGACGAATTGCAACTTCGCCATTTGCCGATTCGCTCAATTACGAGTCTCTATCTGGATTACGATGGCAGGTTCGGGAAGCGATCAGGCTCGTTCGCTACCGATACGCTCAAGACAGAAGGAACTGATTACTGGCCACGCTACGATGGGGTTGACGATGACAGCAATCCCGTTTGTCGTGACGGGATTATCCTTTCAACCGGACGTTGGCCAACAACTCCAGGTAGTGTCAAGATCACCTACGTCGCGGGTTATACGGCGGATGAATTCACAGGGAATGGAATCGCCCTGGACGCCGTTTCAATTTACGAATCAGTCGTTTTCGAAGCAGCCCGAAAAGCCAAGCAGACCTTCGTACTCTCGAAGAATTCAGGTAGCACTACGAGCAGCACAGGTTGGGCTACCGGAGCGATCACTTCCGAACGCCTAGGCGACTACAGCTACAATCTCAGCACGTCAGGTGGGGGCAGTAGCAGCAGTGGAGCAGGAGGGTTATACGACGGAGTTCGTGATTTGTCGGCTGAGACCTTGGAGCGACTAGCCGATTTCGTCAATCTTGGCTTTGCTTTAATGGGGTAAAATCATGCAGCGACATATCGAATTACTGATCGTGTTTGTGGCAGTCCTCGCTCCGCAATTCCTCTTGGCTTCTGAAGTTGACGGGGATGAGTTTGGCAAGGCGACTTCGGGTGTAGCCATGGCGGGCGTGGTAATCGCTGCCTATCGCTCCTGGCAGGGCAAGCAAAACAAAGAGCAGATCGAAGGTCTCTAATGGGAATCCTTGACAATCTTCCGCACACTGCGACAGCTAGGGTCCGCACGAGGACGATCGACACGCTAGGAGCGAGTACAGATACTTGGACGAACGTCTTTGTAGATCGGGCCTGCTGGCAACAAGCAGCCAGCGAGCGAGAGATCACAGAATTTAGCAAACGGGGAATTTCTGTTACAACTAAAATCTACTTCACGACAGATCCCGAACTAGACGAAACCCATGTGATTGATGTGAACGGTGGAACCTATGAAGTCCGTTCACGTAGCAAGCCAGATGCGTCAGCAGGGATGGGCATCGTCTGGCGAGTGTACGCCGAAGAAACAACGACAGGGAGCACCTAATGCGGATCGCGTGTGATACGGTGGCCGATTTCCTAGAGAACATCACGGGAGCCGTGGTGCTGGGCAAATCAGTCTATGTCAATCAGATCCAGCACAGTCTAAACGCCACGGGATCTATCAGGGAAGCAACGAGTATCGAAGTGGGAATTCAACTGTCTGCGGTAATCCAATTTGATGAGGAGGGCGAAGCACTAGTAGAGTGTGGAGAGATGTTAGCGACCGATCGACTGACTGCAAACGGTTCGTTAGACGGAACAGAAAGATTTAAGGCGATTCTAGAAGACCTGAGATCTTTCTGTTCCGCCAACGGGCTCACAATCCGCCCAGGGGTACTGGGCATTTAACCAAGTGGAGGAATTTGAAAATGACCTTGAAAGAAATCAAATCAGTAGAAGAAGCGACGCAAGGAATTAAGGACGTACTCGACGGACTGCAAGAAGGCGATCGCTTCATGGTCGCGATTTGGAAGGTGGAAGGGGCTGCCATTCGTCTGGAGCGAACGACTTACACTTGGCCGACGAAAGAATGTGGGCGAGCTGTGGAGATGCTGAGCAACGATTTACAGCAGAACGAAGCCTACGACGAGCCTCTGCCTGAAGCGTCGTTTCCTTTTCCTCTGGGAGGGTAGTTATGCTTAGACGACTTTGGCAACGACTCCGATTGCGGGGAGAGATTCGTAGGGATGCGAGGGCGATCGAGAAACACCTGCGATCGTTGGAGCGTCAGGTTGAAAACAGTTTGGACATATTGACTGGGGTCGAATCCCAGATCGAGCAACTCCGAACTGACGCGAAAGCCCTCGAAGATATCCAGCTACGAACGAGTCAGGAGAACGACCGACTGCGAGCGGAATTGGAGATCGCCAACAACATTACGATTCCTGGGCTGACTGCTTCTCACGTTCTGCTGATGCAGCGAACGGAAGCTGACACAGCCATTCAGGTCAAACGTCAAGCAGTAGCAGGAGCGTAGTTAGTGATGGCGAAGCATGGGATTGGAATTATCAAAGGTCTGTGGGGTGACGAGACGCTTAGGCGTCGCAACGTGCTACCTCCGCACGCTTTTGAATTGGTGAAAGAGGGTGTGCGGAAACAGGCTGCTGCGGGCGGACACGTCGACAAGGTGTACTGCTACGGAGGTCAAAATAAGCAATTCTTACGGGGGCTAGGCTACCATCCCGTTAAGCTTCACGATCGGCCCTGGATGCAGCCCGATCCCAATAAACGATTGAATGTTCGCTTCAAATGGAATGGCGGAATTCGCAACGGTTATTCCTACTGGTGGCACAAGTTCAAGATGATTGAAGCAGCCCTCCACGAATTTCCTGGCGGGGTGTTGTGGACTGACTTTGATGTGATCCAAAAGCAGGCTGATATTGATTGGGTCTATGACGATTTGGCTAAGGGCAAACCGATTCGGGCCTCACTCTACGTCCAGCACAATTGGACTTGGGGAGCTGGTTGGCGACATACAGAGCAGTGGCAAGTCGCAGGGACGCACGTAGCCCCTGAGGAATCGCACACGGCTGCGAGACTCGTGATGGGCTGTGGCTTCCTGTTTATCCGCTCGCTTGATATTGTGCGAGAGGCTTTGAAGATCCAAGACGAATTCTCTCACTTCCTCGATCATCAAGTGATGTCACTTTTGTTTGATCGGATGCACGGGGGCCACTGGATTGGACAAGAAGAATACGTTGCCCAAGGATGGCATACGCAGGGCTATTACTACGGCAGACAACTCTACCCGCCACGACGCGGCAAAACAGCGTTTCAAGCAGGTGAAAAAAGCAAAAGAAGGATCAGGGTATGACCGCTCTCGAAAAAGCCCTAGCTACCCAGCGAGCTAAGATCAATAGCCTCCACGCTCACTACACGAGTTACAAGGCAGCGGGTTCGCTTGATCTCGGTATGGGTGGTGGTGAATCACTAGGTGGGAATATCTTCGCCAGTAAAGCAGGCTCTGAGCGGTACAGCCTATTCCGTGGTTGGGTTTATGCTGCTATCAACGCGATTGCCAGCGAAGCAGCAGGGCAGCCCGTCAATATCGCTACGCTCAAAGGTGGAACTGCTGAGGCAGGCGAGCGAAGGAACATCCCCCAGCGAAAAGAGCTGGCCAAGCTCCGCAAGAAATCAGCAGAGCAAGAGTGGGAGCTGCTCTACGATCATCCCTTGATGGAAGCTTTGGACAATCCCAATCCGATCCAAGGACGTTGGCAGTTCACCTATTCGTTTATTGCCAATCTCTGCTTAACGGGTTGGGCTTACGTTGTAGGTGGAGTCGGTCCAGAGGGCAAGCTTGAGTATTACTCGCTGCCGACAACTTGGATCACTCCGATCCATAGCCCGACGCCGTTTGCCAAATTCAAGATTCAAGATCCCAGCAAAGCAGCGAGCGGTAGTGAGGGGGTGATTCTTGAGCGGGAGAACGTGGGCTTTGCTCACCTACCTAATCCCGCTAATCCGCTGGGGGCATTGTCACCGAGTGGGGCTCACGTTGCCGCGATTCGCATCGACGATCACATTCAAACGTCACAAGAGCGATTCTTCGAGAATGGCATTTTCCCATCGGTAATTGTCACAGTTGGCAAAGACCCTCACCCAGATCATAATCCCGCAGGTGGAATTCGTCCACGCCTATCAGGTGAGCAGCGAAGGCAGGTTGTCGGAGCGATCCGCAAAGTAATGTCGGGAGTTTCCAACTATGGGAATCCTGCGATTGTCGATGGGCTGATTGAGAAGATTGAACGGATGTCGGCCACGTCTAACGAAATGGGTTGGGACAAGAGTGAGGATAAGGTGCGGACGCGAATCCTCTCGGCGTTTGGCGTTCATCCCTACATTCTCGGTGAACCCGTTTCGGTGGGTGGGTATGCTCAAGCAGCTAAGATTGAGGAGCGATTCTGCAAGCGGGTCAACACCTACTTGGAGATGCTCAGCAATCTGATGACGAGTCTATCGGGTTTGTCTCAAGCGTCTGAAAAGCTCTACGTCTGGTGGGAGCCATGTGCATCCAGCGATCCCTCGTTGCGTTCGATGAATTTGAGGGAAGCGAGGAAGAACGGAGACATCACCAAGAATGAAATCCGAGCTGAGTTAGGATTTCCTCCTGACGAATCAGATACCGGGAGCGATACGCGAGCCCCACTGCTTGATACTGTAGGTGGTATGACAGGCTACGTCTCGATTGCTTCTGCGGTAGGTCAAGGGCTAATGTCCGCCGAGGCAGCCTCAATTGCCCTGGCGACGTTCCTTCAGATCGATATCGCTACAGCAGCTTCGATGATTGGTTCAACCGTTATTCCTACCGCTCCAGTCGCGACGCTGCCCGCTCCTGCTCCCGAGGAAGATGAGGAGGAGTTAGAACCTGATGAAGGTGGGGACGTGTTAGAGGGAGCTGTAGCAGCCTTAAACGCTGCGGTAAAAGCCCTCGAAATTACTCCGTCCGCTGCTGCTAGTTTGCTCGACGCGGCCTCTCGCTAAGGCGACGCTCCTATGATCATGTCGAAACGGGAAGCTCTAGCCATTTTGCTAGAGCAAGCCCAGCATCTTGTCGAGTACAAACGCAGGGCGATCGCTCCTCAGGTTCGCAGGGTAATCAGCTCCGCTCTATTCCAGAAACAGTTGAAACGAACGGAGCAAGCTTTAACGGGGGCTTTGATTCCCCATTTCACGTCCGCTATCAACTCGGCTGCTGCTTCACTTAAGAATCAATCGTCAGCTACTTCAGCCAGTAAGTTAGCGGATCGAATCTATGATGCCGATGAGTGGGTTGACGATCTAATCAACCGCTCGTTTCCGATCTTAGCTCAAGGCATGAGCGAAGCTGCTGCGGGATTCTTCCTCTCATTGGGAATCGATCCCCGCAAAAAGAAGTCGGTTCGGATTAAGTCGACTGCCACGGATTGGCTAGATTCGTCGGGCGATGAGCTGCCACCAGGGGTAGCGACTGATCTGCCTGTTTGGATGCAGGAAGAAATAACCGCTCAGCTCAGAGAAACATTTGAGCAAGAATACTGGCAAGAGATCGACGTGACGACGCGGGATCATATCGAAACGTTTCTGGATAACGGATTGAGGAACGGCCATAGCATCCAGCGAATGGCCAAAGAGATCGCCGATGCCTTCCCTGGCGAGTATTCCAAATCAAGGGCTACGCTCGTAGCTCGCACTGAAAGTGGCCACGCCTTGAATGGGGCTCGTGACGCTTCCTATCGACGACTGAAAGAGGAGCTGCCTGACGAGGCAAGTAAACATCTAGGCAAGGCTTGGTTGTCGGTGCTGGGAAATACGACGCGGGATAGCCACGCTAATCTCGATGGCGAATTGGCAGATGAGGATGGGATGTTTACTTTGGCTGGCGTAAAAATCCCGTGGCCAGGACACATTGCTTTGCCTGTTGGTGAGAGAGCAAACTGTATGTGCAGTATCGTTACAGAGTTCGGAGTGGGTGCTCCTCCACTCGAAGAAATTGAGCAACTATTAGCTGACGACTAAACGCAAAGATAGGAGGGCTCAATCGATAATAGAGAATGCGTATGCTAGTCACTTTCTTTCATAGGAGAATTCCGCATGAGTAGCAACGTCAAGAATCCCGTTGGTTACGGATTGCCAACGAGATCGGAACAGGTCGAAGATCCCCTCGACCAACAGGATCGCAGACGACGTGAGCAAATCGAAGCCCTCCAGTATCGGCTAGGGTATCGCCAGCGAGGGACGCCAATCGAGAAAATTGGCCAAGTAGGCAGAAACGATCCCTGCCCGTGTGGGTCCAAGAAGAAATTCAAGCATTGTCATTTGAAAGAAAGTGCGGGGAGAACGATACAACCTTAGGAGTCCGTCATGAACAGGACAGCTCAACCGCCACTAGGTGGCAACTGAGAGGAGGTGATCGTGCTTCTATTCTGCTGCATTCACTATTAGCGTTTTGTCGGGCAGTCGTGTTTAATCAATGCGACTGCCCGATTTTATTCATGCCCCAAGGAATCAAACATGAAAACCATCGCCAAGCCAGGGGAATTTGTTGAGGTAGTCAATCCTCCGTTTCTCAGTTCCGCTTGCCCGAGGCGATGCTACCGAGTCAAGGAAGTCCACACAGTACAGACCGAATTCGAAACATCCATTCACTACGCTTTTCTTGGATTGCCAGGAACCACCCCCGCTAACTGCTGCACAAGGATCGAACATGGCCAAGCTTGAACTTTCAACGCCCGACGACATTACCCTGACTTACGAGGTCAGCAAACGCTTGCTTGACCTCGCTGATGCTCACCTGCGGATTCGCGGGGTAGAGCTGTCGATTCCGCTCGATCTGCAACTTGACTGGGTGAGGTTCCAGCAGGTCAAACAACGGCATATCAACCAGGACTATCGTCACATGGATGCCGAGATGCGATCGGTCAAAGCGATGGCTCAGTGGACGCTCGACGTGAATTGTGCTCTCCGTAATCAACCCCGCAAACAAGTTACCTGGAAGGACTAAATCATGATTGGTTGGGGATCTTTCGTTTTGGGTCTGGTCGTGGGAACCGTGTTTTGCGGATCGGTGGGGGTGTTCATGGGCTGGCTAATGCGGGATTCTCGCTTTGCTGAGGGCAACGAGCGGGAGGCACTCAGTCGCATCGTTCAGCAAATGATCGGCAAGGTGGGGCTCAAAGAAGCGGTTGAATTCAGCATGGTAGTCAACAAATACGGGATCTGTCAGCACGGGACGGATACGGATGACGACGATGACGGAGACGAGCCCATCGCTCCGCCCAAACCTAGCCGATCCGATTGGAGTCGCAACTAATGACAACGCCTCGGTTAGCTGATGTGCATTGTGTTCCGATCAGGTTTCAGCCAGGGGATCGAATCCTAGTTAAGGTCAAGCAGAGACTGGATCGGACTTCTCACGAAGCGATTCTCAAGACCGTTCGCAGGTGGGCAGGGGATCACGTCGAGGTGATGGTGGTTGATCTGACGATCATGGATCTAGAAATTTTACAGCAATCCTCTATTGGAGATCAGAAAAGCTCTCTGTACAAACAATAAGACAGACAAATTGATATCTCTTAACAGAGGCAACCGCGTAAGCTGGGGGTCAACCTCAACTTGACGCGGTTTTTTATTTGGGCATTAAAGCATGAGCGTTCTCGTCACAGTTCATCTTGGACCTGCTGTCTCGCTGACGTCTCGTGTAGTTGCTGTGACTCGCCATGCAAAGGCAGGCGACGACACGATGCCCTCTGCGACGGTCAACGAGACTTTGGCGGGTGACGTAGAATCGGTCTCAATCACGCTCCCCGTGAATCAGATTTGGCGGATCGAACTGACCGATACTCGTGTCAGCGGTGAAGTCAGCCAGACGGAAGTGCTCTATTTCCATACGGGATCGCTCCAATTCCCAGGCCCCCGCAACGGGCGAATCAGCATTTTGTCGATTGAGGAGCTGTCGAGTTCGAGTAATTCTTCCTCGTCGGTTAGCTCGATTAGCACGAGTAGCAGCTCGCAAAGCTCCTCGTCTAGTTCGATGGAAAGCTCTGCCAGCACGAGTAGTCGCAGTTCGTCGAGTAACTCCAGTAGCTCGGTTTCCTCGACTAGCCCGAGTTCAGGCAGCTCCAGTTTGTCGAGTAGTTCGCCTAGTTCGCGGTCGAGTCAGTCGAGCCCGTCGAGTGCCAGCAGTCCCAGCAGTGCGTCGACTAGCTCCTCCAGTAGCTCTAGTGTTAGTAGCTCTAGCAGCACCTCGTCGAGTAGTGCCAGCAGTCGGTCGAGTCAATCCAGCTCGTCGCGAAGTAGCTCACCGAGTCTTTCGAGTCAGTCGAGCAGCAGCTCGTCGAGTGTTTCTAGTTCGAGCTTTAGCAGCACATCTAGCTCGTCGAGTAGCTCTTCAAGCAGCTCGTCTAGCTCAAGTAGCTCTAGCAGCTCAATCAGTACCAGCAGCAGTTCGAGCAGCTCTAGCAGCTCAGTTAGTACGAGTAGCAGCTCTTCGAGTAGCGAGAGTTCGGCGAGTGCCAGCAGCCAATCGACAAGCAGTAGCAGTTCGAGCAGCTCGTCTAGCTCCAGCAGTTCGTCGAGCAGCAGCAGCTCTACCAGCTCCGAAAGCAGCTCGTCGGAATCCAGCAAATCAAGCGTATCCAGCCCAAGTTCAAATAGCTCCAGCAGTTCGTCGAGCAGTCGGTCGAGTCAATCCAGCTCGTCAAGCTCCAGTAGCTCAACCAATTCAGTCGGTATAGCGAGTGCTGCAATACTGACTGCGGATTGGCTCCAGTACGAGAAGGGACTAGCGACCACAGTTGGCATCTCGGCTGTAGCGGGTGACATCACAATCAACAAGAGCGTCGATTCACTAGGCGTATTGGTTTCGGCTACTGCTATCGCAGTCCCGATCGAATATGGTGAAATTCCGCTCAGTATGTCGTCAGCGATTGGCCGATTTGTCATGTTTAATCCCTACGGATCGCCCGAACCAGCTCAGACGATCTACATGTACGCGGTAGGCTACAGCGGCGAAGCATCGTTTACGGTGTCTGGACTGAATGGCCCTGTTGTCTGGGCTCTGCCTGCCACGCCGTTGATGGGAGCCTACCCGCCAGGAACGACAGTTGAGACGCCTAACGTGGCCTCGATCATCAATGCGGTCACAGGCGGATCGTGGGGGCCAGGCGATAAGGTACTCTTGATCTTCCGCTCAGCGGTTACCGAAACCTATGGCACTAACTCGCGAGCCATGAAGCGGCTGGCTACCAGTTTCACTTTGGATTACACGGTCTAACGCAGGACGATAACCATGCTCCCAGCCAATCAATTTAACAATGTGATCCGTTTCATTCGGCGAGCGGAAGCAACGAGCATTGCTCAGCTCCGCCATGTGACGTTCACCAAACTCAAGTCGCTTGGCGTGAATCGTGAGCCTGGACAAGCAGTCGCTAAAACGCCAGGGGGCAGCGATCAAGTTGACGTCCGTTCTATTGTCGAGTGGATTGAGAAGATCACGATCGACGACAAGCCCTCAGTAGAGCAGTTGGTCGTAATTGATGCCACGCTAGTCGCCCGAGGCTAATTATGTATCTCAGTCACGAACAAGTTGCAGCTACGGCAGCGGTCAAGGACGTCGACGATTTGACAGTCCCAGCTAAGGCGACCCATGCCGAGCTGCAAGCCGATACGTCAGATATCCGCTACACGATGGATAATGCAACCGATCCCACGCAAACCAGTGGGATGATTTTGTTGACCACTGAAGATCCTATGTTGTTTCTGATCGAAGATATCAACCGCATTCGGTTCACTCGTGGTAGTGGCTCGAATGGTAATTTGAACGTGCATTACGTGGCAGGCCGCGATATCTAGCAGCTTGTGGGAGCAGAGAAAAATGCCCAGTTTAATCGAATCCATTCGGCAGCGTGCCCAAAAGCAAACTGAGTTTGGCTATGGGATTATGACCGCCGATCGCTACGTCAAAAACATGCAGGACGTAGTGGGTTTGGATCTCTGCTACCAGCTGGCATCGACACGGCAGATGTCGTTTGCTGATGCTTTGCAGAAGGCCAGCAAGACGCTCGTCTATTCAAATCAAGATATGCTCGTGCTGGAAAAAGGCACGCCTAGCCAAGCTCGTTTGGATGGGATCGAAGTCCCCAAGAATACTTTGATGCTGTTCAAGCACGTCCTGACTTCGCCCCGCAAAGATCGCGATGGCGATGTGCTGCGGACGGAAGGGGCTCTCGTCGATCCGAAAATGCTCCTGCTTTGGCAGCATGTTCACACCTTGCCGATTGGTAAGATGCTGGCGGTGGTTGAGCATAACAGTAAGCGGTTGACGCTGCTGAGCTGCATTGTTGACATCAACGAGCTGAGCCACGACGCGGCAGTGATGGTTGACAACGACATGGCTCGTTTCTCCCATGGTTTCCGTGCTCTTGAATTCAGTGAGCTGAAAGAGACGGAAGGGGAAGTAACTAGCCCAGGTGGCTTCGACATTAAGAAGTTTGAGATCATGGAGGAGTCAGTGGTCTCGGTTCCCTCCAATGCCGACGCCGAAGTCCAAGAAGTTATGCTCTCGTTGGTTGAAGGGGGCAAGCTCACTTCGCCAATGATGAAGGAATATGGCAAGACGCTCCGCCAACAGCAACCGCTGATGGTAGTTAGTGGAATCACGTTTGATAAAGGGGTTGAAGATGAAACCAATCGAACAGAAAAACGAATCGACTTCTCCACACCAAAAGAAACCCATGCAAATTCAAGCCAAGACAACGGAACAGAAAAAGACGGTTCCAGTCTGCCACAAGTGAAGATCGTCGATCGTTGCAATATGAAACGATTCGACGTAGAGCTTGAGCATTTGGAGGCAAGCAAGCTTGAGTACGAGTGGGCCAGTCGGTGGCTTGATTGCCAGATCAAGGAAATGCAGGTTGTTTCGACGTTTGTCCCCAACTTTCGTAAAGGCTCGTTTCTTACAGGTCTCAAACACGAAGAGTCAAAATGGGAATTGCGAGACACTCGTAAGCTGACACGAGACGGTCGTGAAGAGCCTCCGTCTTACGAGGTTGTTCAGCTCAACAGTCGAATCAGCGATACATTTTTGACGAGTGGCATCAAGTTCTACCAAACAGATCAAAAGCAAAAGATCTGCGTCAAGTTCAACGAAGGTTACGGGGGGGTTGTTGTTACCACCTACGTCAAATTGGGAAACGGCGTGGGGGCTGAGTCAATTGACAACGCTTGGAAGTTTGCTTTTGAACACAACTTCCTCAAAGGCGAATCGTTCTCGTTGGCGGGTGACTTTATTCCCAAAGCTACGACGGAGTGGGATGAAGTCTTCCTTGAGCCACAGAACAAGCAAGCCCTGCAACGAACTATCCGCTTGCTGAACGACCAGCAAACCAACATGCCTAATCGAGGCGTAATCGTAATGGGTCCGCCAGGAACTGGCAAGACACTTTCAGGACGAGTGGTGCTCAACGAAGCTAAGGCTACCTTTATCTGGGTGGCTGCTAAGGATTTTTGGAAGATGGGAGCAGTCGACGGATTGTGTGCCGCTTTCGAACTGGCGAAAGAATTATCGCCAGCGGTGATCTTCATGGAAGACGTTGACAACTGGATGAGCAGCTACGCAGTTGACGTTATCAAAACAGAGATGGATGGCATCGGGCGAACGAAGGGTGTTGTCACAATCCTAACGACGAACTACCCGGAGCGATTCCCCGACGCATTGATCGATCGTCCTGGTCGTTTCCACGATGTACTTTTGTTTGATCTGCCGAGTGAGCGAGTTCGTCGCGAGATGCTGACGAAGTGGACGGAAGGGGCCGTAAGTGAGTTGACTGTTGAATCGCTCGTTAAATCGACGGATGGATTCAGCGGGGCTCACCTTTTTGAATTGGTTTACTTTGCCAAGACGCTGCAAACTGAAGATGTCAATTTGAGTATGGACAATGCTCTTGTCAAAGCAGTAGAAAAGATCCACTCGCAGCGTGAGTTGATTGATCAATCGCAACTTGCGGGCAGCAACTTCCGTAACAACAAGGATTGCTCAACCAAAGTCAAAGAGTATATGCGATCGCTGCCTACTTTGCATTTGAAGTCGTTGTTGGCAAAGTCAGCTACAGAGAAGGCAGGACGCGTCCTATCAGCAGCTAACCTCAAGATGCTGCAAGACTGCTACGACGATCTTAAAGCCTGCGTCGACACGGATAAGAACATGGCTCGCGGAACTCAAGCGATCTGCGAGCGTTGCATGGGACGTCTGGAAAAGGTAATTGGTACTGCGTCCATGGATAACGACGCGGATGAGAAACCCAAGAAAGACGTTACGGTGAAGGAAGCGATGGCTCTCTTCCTTGCTGAGTCAACCGAATCGGATCGGTTGAAGATGCTGGCGGTCCTCCAGACCATGGAAAGCATCAAGGCGAGTGACGAGCGAGTCAAACAATACAAGCTCTTTATGGGGCTTTAGTGCCAACGACTTGCCGTTGGAAAGGCAGAGCTGCAATGGTTGCAGTAGCCTCTCAAGTGGTTTCGTCAATTGAGAAAGAAGAACATGAAATTGACAGAAGCTTTGAAAGCGTGGGTTGTCGAGAATCGCGGAGTTAAATCCGACGCTTCTGACGACGACTTCCGCAAGGCCGCTGCTGAGGCTATCGCAGACGGCACGTTGTCCCCTGAGAAGTTGCACGAGCTGACCGCCGAAAAGGCTGCTCCTGTCAACGAATTCCAAAAGCAGTTCGGTGAACTGGTGGGTATGGTCAAGGGCCTAGCGACGGAAGTTGCTGATCTCAAAAAGGTTCCTGAGAAGGAAACCGAAAAGACCACGCCGACCGAGGAAAAGGCCTCTCCTGCTGGCGATACGAGCTGGTATGAGAAGGTCGTGACCAACGTCCTGGCAGGTGGTGACCCCGAATCGCACGTCCGCGTAAAAGGGGCTCACGAGCAGTATGCCACGACCAAATCGGCAGCGGTCTATCCGCCGACGCAGAAGGGTGGCAAGGCTCACCCGCTGGCTGGCAAGCCGATGGTTGACTTCAGCGAGCACGGTCGCACGATCGACACCCCCAGTGAACTCGACAAGGCAGTGGCTTCGGCTTATGCCAAGTTGATGATCGGGGCTGCTCGTTACAAGAGTCGCAGCACTGCTTTCGCTCATATGCCGCAGCACGACAAGGAACTCTTGTTATACGCTGCTCAGCAGATGAAGTGGGGCGGTGCTAGTGACGGTGGTGAATCGGCTGATATCGTCAATCGTTGCCTAACTCCTCGCGAGCAAAAGGCGTTGATTGACGATGCGACTTCAGGCGGTTTGGAAGCTGCTCCGATTGTGTTCGACGACATGGTGATCCAAGCCCCTCTGCTCAGCGGTGAACTCTATCCACTGGTCAATGTGGTTCCGTTGGATCGCGGTCGTCGCGTTGAAGGTGTGTCGACTGGTAAGGTCACGGGAGCGTGGGGTGGTATCGATGATACTGCGATCTCGCTGTTCAATACCGCCAGCTACGTTTCGGCGTTTGACACAACCATCTTCCGGTGGGAGGGTGCAATCAAGATTGGTTTGGACTTCATGAGCGAAACGCCTGTTGATTTCGGTGCTCACATCACCGCTCAATACGGCGAACGCTTGCTGGAAGATCTAGACGATGTGATTGCGGCTGGCAACGGCACTACGCAACCTGAAGGCGTCATGACCAAGTCGGGCACGACTTCGGTGGCGTGGGGTGGTGCGACTTCGATTGGTAACTACGAGTCCCTGCGATTCGGCGTGACCAAGGCAGAGCATCGTCCGAACGTCGCTGCTACGGCTGTGTTCTGTGGTACGGAAACTTCGTACCAACGAGCACGAGCCATCCCGGTTGGTGCGAGTGACGCACGTCGAATCTTTGGTTTGGACTACAGCAGCTATATGCTGATGGAACGTCCTTACAAGATCAATTCGACGCTGACCAATTCGCAGGTGTTCTATGCGATCATGGGACGCTATCGCATGTATCGACGCCGTGGTCTAACCTTCCGCACTTCGACGGAAGGCGACACGTTGATTCGTGCCAATGAAATGCTGATCACCGCAACTGCTCGGTTCGGTGGTCAGTTGGAGCG